CTGGGTTTCTCTTTAACTCTGTTCTAGCCTCGTTCAATTTGATAGCGTTTCTACGACCTCCTCTTACAGCGTCAGCATGGCCTGCTTTTTTATCCGAACTTTTCAGACGAGGTTGTGCTAATTTAGTCATCTTGTTAGCACGCATTTCACCTGCTATAGATCCTGCGTCTTTGTAGGAAGTTTTAGAACTAATTGTCCCACCGCTTTTAGACTTTACTGTTCTTGTCTTTGCTAAAGCCCCGTCACTCATTGCCTCTCTTTTAACTGTTACGGTTCTACCTAATAGGTTCTTTCTAATTTTATCAGCCATGTTTTTAGTATTTATTATTAATAATACACAAATATACAAAGTCTTACTTACCTCCCAAAATTTCTTTTAGTTGAGAGAGAATATCTGTTTACTGACCTGGAATCCACACTTTAAGATTATTTCTTTTTTCTGCTTTTTATTGGAGCAGTGTATGTGAGAGAGAATTGTCCTGATGGCTTTCCTCCTCCCATCGATAAAGATGTTCCAGCGGATAGTCGTGGACTTATTTTGTAAGAAAGATCAGCAGATAAGTTTGAAGATTTTAAACTCCCTCCTCCGCTTAAAGAGTAAGAGGCCTTTGTTTTAGGCTCTGGCTGAATTTTGTAATTAAGAATACTTTTCTTTTCAGCAGATTTTTTCGGGTCGTTATTTCTAATAGCCATAGTTATTATTTTTTATAATAAACAAATATACAAATTTTTACTTATCCTTCATAATCTCCTTGAGCTGGGATAGGATGTCTGTCTGTGTCTGTCCCCAGAAAAAGTCGCAGCTTCCGTCTGCCTTGATTGGAGGATCTACGAAATACGCTTGATGATATTCATCGGAAGGTGCTGTAAAACGATAGCACTTTTCTCTATGGGGACAATTTGTCCCCTCGCACTTACTTATATCAGCCATTGTTCTTTTTTCTAAAGATGTTACGTTCATAATTCAGATCCCAAATGAACCTAGTTCTACAGGTCCATACCCATCGTTTAATGTTCCACCAGTCCCTTAGTTTAAGATGCCAGGGCCTATTCTCTATTTCCTTGAGGAGCCTTTCTACCGTTTTAGTTTTCATATTTACTCTATTGTTAAATTACTGTCCTGTAGTTCCTGGCGGATGTACTCTCTTATCCTGTAGCATACGTCCATTTCTTCTGGAGTGGCTTCTCCTGATCCTTCTATAGCGGCTCCGTATTTATGTACGCTGCGGAGTTTTTGGTCGAGTTCCCAGAGGAGCATTTTATATTTAATCCCATCGAGGGCAGTACGGAGTTCATCTGCCTCTTCTACCCGGTCAAATTCTATTGTTACCTTGCTCATAGCTTCTTTATTTCTAACTCCACCTTCCTCCAGTAGATTCTGTGTGGAGCAGTTGTTTCATCGTATTGAAATTCTAGCACCTCCTTGACAATTTCCTCTACGACTTTTAAAGCACATAGCTTTGCTGTAGGGAGGTATATTTGAGAGTAGTCGGATAGTTTTGGAGGCTTCAAATTCATGAAGCTATCGACTAGTTCTTTTGCCTTTTCCTTAGGTGTCATTCCTTTTATTTTTCCTTCTTATTCATTTGAGAGAGTACCCACGTCAAAACCTCTAGCTTTAACTCGTCTGAGACATACTCACTAAAAGTCTTGCGGAGCATACGCTCATACACCAGCTGCTTCACTATCTTCATTGGTAGGAGCAGATTTTATTGCGTTAAGGAAAGCCACGGCTTCTTGTTGGAACTCTGGGTCTTCTCTCATCTTGTCAAAGGCTTCGTTTGCAAGAGAGTTAAGTTCCTTACTTAGTCCATCAAATGATTCAATAATTTCTTCATTGGTCAACTCCATGTTGAGTGCCAACAACTCTGTCAACACTTTGTGACAGGCATGAGCATATTCTTGAATAGTCTCGTTTGTTACTTTTAATTTTTGCATTTTGTGTTTTATATTTCACAAATATACAAAAGTAATTGTAATTACAATTAATAAGTTTTCAACAATATGAGTTATAGATTGGGAGGAAGTTTATACTCCTCCCCATTTTCTTTTGCGGACTTATAGTCTTTGATGATATCACACAACTTTATTTTCTTCCCCACCTCGGGACATCCAAGTTGGTGAGCGTTGTAGTAGCCACAGACAGGGCATTTGTATTTTGGTTTCTTCATGATCCGCAGTATAAGCACTCCTCGTCATCATCTGCGATGGAGGTTGCCTCTTTATGTATTTTAATTGCTTCCATTTCTACTTGAGCGTCTGTCCACTCTGGATGGAACACTCTTATTTGTGATTTGAGGAATAGTAATTCGTTCATAGATTTAAATTTTAGGTCTACAAATATACGGAGAGAAACTTATTTCTATATCTTTGTTTTAGATAAAAAAATCACTATGGCAAAGGTTCAATCCACAAGCGCATTTAAGAAGAAACCAAAGGTTAAGAGACCAGGTGTTATTGCTAAGACAAAGTGTTCTTGCTCGAAGACTTCTAAAAATTACGTTAAAAAATATAAAGGACAAGGACGATGAAAAAAGAAATGCTTAAGAGAAAGGATGGCAGCGTATCTCCTAGAGGACTTTGGGATAATATCCGTAAAAAAGCTGAGTCAAATAAAAGGACTGGTGCTAAACCAAAGGCTCCTAATGCCGCAATGGAAAGACAAAAGCAAATCATTAAGTCTCAAACCAAAAAGAAGAAGTAATGGCTAAGGTAAAAGTCTCCGCAGGAGGAGAGAAACACGTTGTCTATAAAAAGACTAACAAGATAGGTAAGGGTAAGCCTGGTGATATCATGGTTAACCATCCTACAAAAGATAAGGGTAAGTGGGATACCATTGACCTAACTAAAAAGGCAGGAGCGAAGACAGTTCGTGAAGGAGTTTCTGCTGTAAAGAAGTGGCACGAACAACATCCTTATTTTAGAAACAATGGCTAAGACTGCTGCGTGGACTCGGAAGGAAGGTAAGAGTGCTACAGGAGGACTCAACAAGAAAGGTGTTGCCTCGTACAGAAAGGCTAACCCAGGATCGAAGTTGCAAACTGCTGTAACTAAGAAACCTTCTGAGATAAAGAAGGGGAGTAAGGACGATAAGCGTAGGACCAGTTTCTGCGCTAGAATGTCGGGGATGCCTGGTCCAATGAAGGACGAAAAAGGAAAGCCAACAAGAAAAGCACTTTCTTTAAAAAAATGGAACTGTAAATAAAAAAAAATAGTATATTTGTATAAATAATTAAAGTGATGGGTACAAACGAATTAGACCAAAGATATATTAGAGTAAATAACGGAACAGGTTCTTTAACAGCGCAAGTTGGGAAGTTAAATTTAGTTGGTTCAGCTCAAATTTTTCATACAACAGGAGCAATTAGTGGTGGATCACCTACTCAGGCTGAGATGCTTTCTGCTAACAATTCTCTTAACACACAGTGCGAAGTTTACGTTAACACTACAGCTCCTACTACATTTAACGCTAACGACTGGTTTACAACAACTAGATATATTTGTTATAGAGAGGACAGAGACCCAGTTGGATTAGGAGCTGCAGCTATTCGTCTTAGCGCAACTTTACTTATATATGAAATAATAAAATCTACAGGAAACGTAATAGGATAATAATAATAAAAAAAACAAAAAAATCATGCCTACTAAAAAAGAGCCTTCAGTAACAACGCGCAAAAACATTTTAGGGCGTGATGTTAAGGTAACCAAAACAGGTAATACAAAAACTCGTGAGGTTACAGGAAATTATGTATCTAAAACTCGTACCGCAACAGACACGAAAGGTGGTAAGAGAGTTGTTAAAAGTAGAATAGAAGTAGATCCAGTTATGGGTTACGGTTCTGTTCGTAATGTATCTAAGTATACTGGTATCGCAGGCTTAAAGCGTTCTGTATCATCAAAGCCTGGTTCAGATCGTAAGGATGTGTACACAATGACAGCGCAGGTAGATCCTAAAAATGCTAAAAAAGTAGGTAACAAATTATCAGTAAGAGAGCTTGCTCAGAAAAAATACAAGGGTACTAACTTGCCTCGTAAATTTAAAGGATAATACATACTAACATGGCAACAATGAAAACAACTGCTAAGACTAATCCAATAACTGGAATGTCTACAGATAATAACCCTCGCAAAGAAGCTCGTCAAGAAAGAAGAGAAGTTAAAAGAGATACAAGAGCTTTGAATAAAACTCTTAATGAGGGTATTAAGAAACAAGATAGAGTAAAACAATACTACCAAGGAGTTCCTAGCACTCCTGGAGTTCCTACTGAACGGAAATCTAGGCTTGAAAGAAAAATGGATAAATATGGTGTAGAGCCTGCTTCATCAAAAAATTCTCCATCTCAACAAAGAGTAATTAACAAGGCGAGACTAAATTTAGCAAAAGACAAAGAGCGTGCTTCAATACCTACACCGGGGATGGACAAGGTTCGCGATAAAGTGAATAAAGTTCTTGGTAGAGGTAAGTACGATAGAGGAAGTAGCGTGTATAGCAAGAAAAAGAAAGGTGACTTTAAACCTGGATCTCAATTATGTGTTGATAAATTTGGTCAAAAATCACAAGACAAAGCTTGCATCATGAAGATGGGGTCTAAGTTTGGTCGTACGGGGAAAAAAACTCCAAAGAACACACAGTGGACTATAACTAAGTAATTAAATAGAGTCTCGGTTCATAAAGATAGACTTTATTGAATCATAAGGTAATTTGAATAGGCGTGGGTTTCCCATGCCTATTTCTATTACAGCATATTCTGGAACCAACTCGTCAACCTGGCGTATAGACATCACATCCCGAATATCAAATATAGTCCTTACCAATTGCTCTGTCATGGTTAGGTCGAAGAAGTTTATCTCTCCACTATTGGTTAGGACCTCCATAGCCTCGATGTAGTAGCCTTTAATCAACATTTGGTCTTAGGATATGCCGGATTAATCTTCGTAGGTTCTTTGCGTCTCTATAAGAGAGAGGAATTAGCTGCCTTCCTTTGTCATCGGTTATGGCAAAGTCTACCCCTGCACCATTGGCCCATTCCGTCACTTCAAGTAACTTTCCTTCTTCCTGATCGTGGAAGAAAGTCTTCTTAATTTTTTTTGTGTACATTTTCTTTAAATCTTAATAGTTGATGTTGATCTAATACATACGAATCTCCTGTTCCGAGGTTGCGGACATTCTCATCTTTTTTTATATCTTCCGAGCGAGAGTATCCAGCAAAACGAATTGTGTAGTCATCTTCTACAATGGCGAGGACGTACATATCCATTGGCTGAGAGTTTAGCTTGACAATCATACGCCCTTGTGGAAGGCGAGTGCTTTTGATGTCTATTGTTAAATCTTTATATATACAATCAGGCTGGCCTGCTGTATCGTCTCCAAAAGATAAACTGAAGTGGATGTTGTGCCACTTGCAGAAGGCGTACTCAGAAAGGCATCCATCAAAGTCAATTTCGAAACCAGACTTGTCTACAGCAAACTTCTGGTCCACCACGTTATTCTTTCTGCTGAAAAAAGATCTTGTGGAGGCAATAGTTCTCAAAAAGTGAACTTCCGACTCGTTTAGTTTAATCGTCATGATTGAAATCCTGTTTCATTGTCATCACCTCCAAAGTAGGAGAGAATTACTATTATCGCTGTTATAATTACAGCTGCCATTAGAAATTTATTCATAGTTTTTAATTTTCAGGGTCTGTTGTTGTTCCTACAGTTATTGGATCTACATACACAGTATCTCTTGGTATGTAAGTAGCCTTAAACATTTGACAGTCTTCTTTTTGTATTGGGTGGTATTTACTTATGTCGCAACCTAATGCAAGGCAAGTTATTACAACTACCGATAAGAATATAAATATTTTCTTACTTTTTATTGACATCGTTATTTCATTTATTCTTTATTTTTTCGATTGCGCTTTTTAAATACACAGCCATATCAAGGCATTCCTCGTATGCTTCCTGTAGCCACATTAGGTGGTCATAGTCATTTCGGTCAACTGTTGTTCCGTACTGCAAGAAACCTTTCTTCTCTCTCTTTTTAAGATCCTCTATTAATTTAGTGAGAATCTTAGAGTCCTTTATTTCGTAGATAGGCTCTATGTTGTGGGTATTATTCTGCTCCATGTGTCTCGTAGTGTTTAACAATAATATCTTCAACGAATTGTTTTTTCAGCTCGTTCCAGCTTCCCCAATTTGCCTCGCTTGAAGATGGGTGAGCTTCTACTTCATATGAAGTTCCTGTAAAGTTAACAATCTTAGTAAGGGTATATTCATACTTCATATCTAAAATAACTTCACCATTAAAGTGGTAGATAGTTTGATGCGGCTTTTCAATTGTGATCTCCATAGTTTTTAGTGTTGAATGTTTAACTTAAAAAATAATTCTCTGTATGCCTGTCTAGGTTGTGGGTATCCAAGCTCCTCCATCCTCTCAACAAAGTATTGGATAACCATCCTGTCTTTCCAAGATGTCTCTATCGTATTTTCAAACATCTTAATGCCATGCAAAATAGTACCATGTCTTTTATGTTCAAACTCGTTACCAATACCCTCTAATGTTACAGGTAGTGTTTTATACATTACCCAGTACACCAATTGCCTGTAAAGGATATTTTCTCTCTTCCTATTCTTTTCCCCTGTGGCATCATAAACTTTTAGAGCAACATCTTTTATAAGGTTGATGTAGTTCCTCATATTAGTTCCGATAGCAACATTGTGAATCACATGGCTAAACTTATCTGCCTCTTCTTTTAGGTGAGGAACATAAAGAATTAGATCGTGAATAAATCTTTCCTTCCGGTCATTTGGCACATACTCTAGGATGTCTCCAAAATGAATTTTCTTTTCCGCTTGAGCTTCCATTTTTGTTTTTGTTATTGTTTTAGGTTATTAAAAATTTCTTGAACTTGTTCTAATGTGTGTCGTTGGATAAAGTCCCAGTAGACGAACTTGTACAGACTTTGAAAATATTTGCGTTTGTAACTTTCAGAATTGACCGGCTTGTCGATGCCAAGTTCTTTACAAGTCCTTTTACTCGCTTTAGTTTTAATTTCATCGCTGACTTCTTTAGATATAATATTATTGTTTCGCAAATATCTAACATTCTTTTCACAAAATCCAAATAAAACTTCAACTATTTCAACATATTTTTTATCAACACAGATATAAACAGCCTCAATATTTTCGTAAAACGCTTCTTTTGAACCAATTAACTCACCATCTTTTAATTTAGTAATTGCAACTTGTCGAAGGCCATACTGAAAAGCAGGGTCAGAATGGTATGTCTTCGTCTTCATATTCGTGTTGTCTTGTTTCGTATTCGTCTAATAATATTCCGTTGCTATTATCTCCAATCTCTGCAAACCTCTTGGTCTTGACATCGTAAACAAAAGGAACTTCTCCAACTCGGCCAATGAAGGACCAGCGTATCTTTTGAATGTTGATGAGAGTTTGCCCAGAGACATAATCTCGGTAAGCAACAAATCCGTTATCACACTTATTGAAGAAGTGAGCAGATCCTGCGATGTCGTATAGAGTTGGCATAACATACACTCCGTTCTCTTTTCTAATCTTTGTTGGGTGAGCAATAACAAACACATGGACTCCGTAGCGGTCCTTGAATCTCTTAACCTTGGTGAGTGCCTCTGATATGTACTGCGTCTCACTCATTCCCTTTGGGACTTGGTGTTCAACGTAGTTCCAAGGATCTATCACAAGGCAGTTGATTCCGTTACGTTTAACGAGTTCAGCAGCTTTATCTAAGATGCCATCAATGGTCACATCCATCTCATCAATCTTCATGAAGTAGAAGTACTCCTCTACAAAATCACGAGCCTTATCAACTTCCTCTTGACTCATCTTTGCAGTAGGAACAAAGGAGAAGAAAGGCTTACCGATAAATATTTCAGCAAGTTCAGAAAAAAGTATCTCTGTGGGTTGCTTTTCTGGTGAAAACATTGCTACCTTCCATGAATGTTTCGCAGACAATCTGACAAGTAAATTGTTCAGAAAAGTTGACTTTCCTGCGTTGGGTGTTCCTGTGATAATTGTGAACTCTGATCCTCGAAACGAAATATGTTCATCAAACTGATTAAACCCTGCTTTCAACCCATGAGGAAACCCATTAAGATATATGTCCGTTATTTTTTCCTTTACGTCATTTACCTTCTCAATGCCCTCTATTGGCACTTGGTAGGCTTCGGCCACAACCTTTTGAAGAAGCTCTACTCCGTAATTAACTAGGATCTCATTAGCGTCCTTGCATCCATCAGGGATGTTGACGTACCAAATCTTTTCTCTACCGAGTCTTCGGGTTAACTCCTCACGAAGAGAGAGTCCAGAGGAATCATTGTCGGTGAAAATAATAACTTTCTCTTTGTCGGCAAATGCGTCAATGCAGTTGTCAAGATACTTTAAGTTTTGATTTCCCTTCGTTGCCCCGTTAGGAACGCTTACGACAGGGTAAATTTGAGCTTCCTCCAAAGAAAGGGCATCCATTTCACCTTCAACAATTACACACCAATTATAACCCTCTATGGAGTTTAAGTTGTAGAGGATTAACTCTGCATCTTTCACCATGCGGAAATTCTTTGCTGCGTCACGATACTTGACATTAACTAAATCATTTCCTCGGAAGTAGTTGAAACATATTGCGTTTCTATTCTCACTAGCCTGTGGGAAGTAACACTCTTCTTCGGTAACCTTTAGTTTGAGTAAAGTGTTGTTGGATATCCCTCTCTTCTCAAACCAAGAGAGAATCTTATCGCTCACCTTCTGAAGCTTAGATACTGGAACAAAGTACTCAACCTTTCGGTCCGACTTGTTCACGCTCTTACCCATGAATGATTCACAGTTGGGGTAGTGGCACTTGTACACTCCTAACTCGACATTTACAGATAGACTCTTGTCTTTCTTGTTACTTCTCGTGTCTTTGCAGAACGGACAGTTTACTTTTTGTTGTGCCGAGGTATCCTTGCAGACAATTCCAAGGGCAGATAATTTTTGGTAGTTGCTCATATTTTATTGAAAAATCCTTTTTCAGCTTTATTTATTTCGTCTTGAGTTTTGAAGTGTGTGCTTCCGAATACATCTCTAACTTTAATTTTCTCTTCTTGAATTTTATATCCATCCTTAAACCAAACGTGCATCTTTAGTTTCCAATTCTTAACGGGAGATCCACTCTTGTCGTGCCAATTGCCATCGGTGTAGTAATTAAATGCTTTGATGGCGGCATCTTCTCTAAAACCTTTATCCCTAAAAAATACTTTCACTTCTTCTACAGTAGGTGGCACAAAACTATTTTTCGGTTTTTTTGCCAATATATCTATATTAGTATTTGTATTAATATTAGTATTTGTATTAATATTAGTATTTGTATTAGTGTGTCTTTGTATAGGCATACTCTGACCGAGGTCGGCAAATCCCGATGTCGGCTTTTCCCGAATGTCGGGTTGCGCTAATGTCGGTTCTTCGTATACAATATGATTCCAACCCTTGAATACTTTTGTCTGTGGATCAATAACTTTTACGCTAAGGATATAACCCTTCTCTTGGAGTTGTTTAAACACACGATCTATAGCACCCTTAGATTCATTTGTTTTCTCGGGAAGACTTTTTTTGTAAAGCACCCAATCGGTGGGTAGGCTTAATAGATAAACAAGCAACCCCTTCTCTTCAATTGTTATGGCGCAATCCTGTAACAACTTGTTGCTTAACATGGTGAAGGCTTTTTCAGACCTAGCTCTAACGATTTGTCCTGTGTTCATAATATTTTAGTGATAAAAATGCCCCGAAGAACAGGGAGGTAGAGGACTCACCTATTCAACAGGGCTAGTATTTGTTTATTTTGTCGGCCTCTACTCCAACGAAACAAAGATAATAAAATTACGCTGCTCTCCAAACACGAACTCCACCATCCGTTGATCGGGCAGTTAGTTCGTATTTCTTTTTCTTCTTTTGGTAGAAAAGTTTAGCAAGGTATTTTGATGTCTCTCCAGGAACAAAGAAAGAGTCTCCTACTTCCATCTCCGGTAAAACATATTCGGTTTTTCTACCTCTCCCACTTGTGCTTGGGATTGGTATATTTTTATCTACGTTCATTTTTGTTATGTGTTAATTCTTCGCAAATATACATTATCCAAATCAAAATCCTAATAATATTTTATACACAACAATGTTAAAAACTATTTGGAGAGCCTTTCAATATAATTTATACATTTGTGAAAATTATATAACAATGAACGTAAAAGGAAAAATCAAATCGGTAGGTAACACCGAAAACAAGAGTGCCAAATTTTCTGTTAGAACATTTGTCCTAGAACTAGAGGGTAAGTACCCGGAGTTAGTAGAGTTCCAACTCATTAATGACAACACACTCCTAATTAACCCATTCTCGGCAGGGGATGAAATCGAAGTCGAATTCAACCTAAAGGGAAGGGAGTACAACGGAAGAGTCTACAACTCTCTCCAAGTTTGGAAAATATCAGGGGAATCAAAACCGAAAAATGAACCCTCACCACAAGCAGAAACTCCGCAGGGAGAGTCCAAGGAATCCGAAGACGACCTCCCATTCTAATATAAAAACAAAGTCCCCCTTGTTTAGGGGGATTTTTGTATTTTTGAGTAAAATTAATAATATGTTCTTTAAGTCCAAGAAAAGAAGAGAAGAGGAAGAGGATGATAAAAAACCACTTCCTGTGCTTTGTGCTACCGTTTGTGTAGTGTGGAACACCGAAGAAGAAATTGAAGCAAATCCTGGTCAAAGTGTATATACAGATTCTGTTCCAATAATATTTGACATAACAAAGGTTGCCGCTATACAAGCTGACGTGGAGTTCCGTAACGATGGTTCAGCGTCAATAGGTTCAAGAACTTTAATATATATCACTGGATCTACAGAGCCTCTAATTATAGACGCTCCGTACCAAGCTTTTTTAGAATATTTTACGCTTTTAAAATCGAACGAATTCCACAACAATACAAACCACTAAGTGAGTTGTAGTTTTTAAATCTTTAAATCAGCTATATGACAATCCCAAAACTAGTACAAATACTCCACGCTAGGCCTGGTTACTTAAAGTCAGGTCCAAGTTACATAGCAAGAAAATTTAAAGTTAGTTTACAAGATGCTACAGCAGCTTTGAAGTCTGCAAGAGTTGAAAGAAACCAAGTTAATAGAAAGGTGGTAAAGGTTGAGTTGTCCAACGATTCGGATAATGTTATAACTGAATTTGAGCAGTATTTAGATAAAAATGGTATTGACCACTCAATGGTTAATTCTGTTAAATACTGGCAAAACATGAAAGGAGAACAGCGGTTCTCTGTAGTAACTAAAAGTGACAGAAGAGCAGAAGAGATTCAAAAAGACATTGAAGAATTTGCAGCTAGTTATAGTCCTAAAGCTAGAGTAATAACTAAAGGAAGAGGACCAGACTATAAAATAAAATCAACTCTTGAAATTTCTCTGCCTGATATTCATTATGGGAAGTTAACAGAAATTACCCTAGAAGAAATGGAAAAACAATTCCTTGATACAATTGAGGATTTAGTTAATAAAGGAAGAGGAATAAATATTGAGAAGATTCTTCTTCCAATTGGAAATGATGGGATGAATACAGACGGCATGAGAATGGCCACAACAAAGGGTACTCCTCAACATGATGTAATCGGGTGGAAAGAATCATTTAAAGGATACTGGACTCTAATAGTTAGAGCAGTAGATTTTTTAAAAGATGTAGCTCCCGTTGATATTATTGTTGTATCTGGAAACCACGATTATGAAAGAATGTTTTATGCTGGAGATGTGCTAGCCGGTTGGTATAGAAATGATCCAAATGTTAATGTAGATAACTCTACAACGCCTAGAAAATATTATAAGTACGGGAAAAACATGATAATGTTTACTCATGGAGATAACGAAAAGCCTGCTGATATGCCATTAATAATGGCTACTGAGAAACCGGAAATGTTTGCGGAAACCGAATTTAGAGAAGCTCATTGTGGGCATTACCATAAAGAACAGGTAAACGAATACAGAGGTGTTAAGGTGAGGTTCCTTCCTTCAATATGTGCATTAGATGAATGGCATAAGAAGATGGGTTATCAATCACTTAGGGCAGCGCAGGCATTCATTTGGAATCATGATGAAGGTCTTGAAGGATATTTACAAAGTAATGTTAGATAAAAACACATAAGTTAAAAACATGAAATTATACATTTTGTCATTTGATACTGCCTATGAGACAGATAATAGTAGAGGGGCAATGTTATTGTTCCCTACGTTTACACAAGTACGAGATCACTAACAAAAAATGGGAACCGTTGTCCCCATTTTCTGCACACAAATAAAGAACACAATAACAAAAATCAAGCATCAGAACGATGCTGTACAAAAGTACATCAATTCACACACAAAAAACACACTTAATATTTTCAAAATGAAGTATTTGAATTATTTGCCTGTAGTTATGAAATCAAAAGACCACCTAGCGGATGGTGTTGATATTGGAGATAAAAGAATTCACATGGTTATTAGAATAGCTTCTGAGGAAGCTGACTATTGGACAAACACAGATTGCATTGTTTTTGAAGACTTTGGCAAGTGGAAGAAAGGAGACGAGGTGTTTGTTAAGTATGTCGAAATTAGAGAGGTTGTAGGGGCGTATAGCGAAGGCAAAAACAAACGTATTATTGACGTTGGTGATCAGGAAGTTCTATTAGTGAGACCTGATCTTGTTTATCTAACTTTGCGTGATGGAGAGTTTATTCCACAAGACGGATGGTGCTTAATAAAAAGAGTTTCCGTAAATCCTAAAACTTCTTTGCTTATTGTGCCTGAAATGTATGATGAGAAGTTTAAAGAAAATGAGTGGGAAATAATTGCTATTGGCGGTCCTTCTCCAGACAGTGAGCGTGTGTACGGAAAGGATGCCTTACCTCCAATAGGTAAAATCATATTAGGAAAGGATAGTGCTGGTATTCCCTTAGAGGCAGGACTAAACAAGAAGTTAAAAGAAGAATATCATCTTATTAGACACAATGAAATACTAGCGTATGAAGTTTGAACATAATGAGTTTAACAAACTAAAATACCCGATTCATAAGATACCATTAGGCACACCTGTACTTTTTGAGTTTTCAGACCTGTCTAAGTTTTCAATAATATTTGCAGCAAACGATTTGCCTAAAAAGCTAGATCCCGATGTCGTTATGCGATATTTAATTTATATGTACGACTTAGGTTCTCCAGGCCAAGGCATACCAGATTTAAAGAGAAGAAAAGTTTGGGCATTACAGTGTTTAAATCTTGAGCCTCCATATGACGATGTAATTAAAGATATGCTCAACTGGAAAATAAAGGGCGTTAATAGAAGGGCAATCTATTTTCTTTTGTTGATGGGTGGTGAGCAGTATATGGTTTGGAAGTCTGCGGAAGAAGCACTCTTGCGTTATACTGAATTAGAGATTAAATTAGAAGCCGAAGACGAAGTTGCTCAAGCTAAAATAGTTCAGGCAGAAAAGACTCGAAGAGAAATTATTAATATGACGATGAGTCAAATTACTTCCTCTAAGAATGAGTTTTTGCAAGGTGAAAAAAGTAAGGACCTTGATGATGAGTTGACTGAGTTTACTTTGCTCGACTCACTTGGCATCAGACCGGAAGAATATATTCGTGAATTTCAAGATAAGGGGGATGTATTCCCTGACATAGATGCGTGATAGTAAGTACCCATATCAAATAGCCGACAAGTCTGTGTTCTTGAACACGGACGATGAGGATTTGTTCAAAATTGAAATACCTGTTCCAACACCGGAAGAGTATTACAACTTGCCGTATGAAGACGCTATTAAAAAAATAGATGGCTACGGCAATCCCCCAGACAAGCAAAGATTTGAATATCAAGAGATGCCATCTAAACTAAAGGATGTTGAGGCTGTCATTAGAAAGAAAAAACAAATTAAGCCAAAGGATGTAGTCCGTCTTGAAGATATAGATGAGGAGCTGTTTAACAATGCTGCCTATTACTCCAAGGAAATTATTTGGATTAAGAAGCAAATAAGAAGGCACTACAAGGGTTATTTCTTTTTCAATAACGGTAAACCAACATACGTTCCTGGATGTATGTATACGTATTTAAATTTCTGGCCAATAGGTAATCCTAAGAATAAGAACGGCTTACCTGAGTATAGAGATAGAGATAGAAGATGGTTTGTAGGTGTAATGTATTCATACACAACACGAGACGGTGTATTTAAGTACAAGGTAGTTTATACCGATGGTAACGACTCCTTTGTTAGATACTTTAACAATAAGAAAAGTGTAGAAGAATTTAAAGAGATTAATCCCCAATGCTAAGTTGAAGAGGGTAACTTTATAGTTGATACAGGAGAAAGAACGATGTACGGAGTTATCTATCCAAAGCACCGAAGAGAGGGAGCCACATCTCGTGCAGGATTTCTTAACTGGTACGTCACGGCAACTCTAGGTATACAGCGTTTTGGTGGTATACAGAGTATGTCAGACTACCACTCCACTCAAGTATTTGTGGATCACATTGCAAAGCGTCTACGCAGAATGCCGTTCTTCTTTAAATTAATGACTGAAGGATCTTCCGTTCCAAAAGAGGCCATACAATTTACTGCCCCTGCAAATAGAACGGCAGGAGGTGTTGGAACAACTTCTCTCCCTCCACATGAAGGTTGGATAAATCATCGCCCATCAGGAGAGAGAGCATATGATATGGAGAAGCTCCACTTCATCCACCATGATGAGGTTGGTAAGGTTGATCCTAAGAACGGTATTAACGTCAATATCATTGATAGGTGGAGGGTTGTTATGAAGTGTCTTGCTCAAGGTCCTTACATCCATGGTCTCGGCCTTTTAACATCTACCTTAGGGGAAATGGAGAAGGGTGGTGGTGATCAGATGAAAAGACTTATCCTCGCTTCCAAGTTTGAATCTCGTAATGATAACGGACAGACAGCCTCAGGTTTATTTACAATATTCTTTCCGGCATACGATGGCTTAGATGGTTTCATTGATGAATTTGGAAATTCTATTGTTGAGGATCCTAAGAGACCTGTTAAAAATAGTGATGGTCGTTTAGTTTCAATTGGAGCTAGAACATATTTAAAGAATAAGAGAAAGTCATTTGAGGCAAATGATGATCAGACTGGGTTGATTGAAGAGATGCAAAACTTCCCATTTACATTGAAGGAATGTTTTATGTCGGCATCAAAGGACTCATCTTTCCCTGTATTAAAAATC